AGAATCCTATCTTTCATCTCTTTCTTCTGTTTAGCGTCTTGCTCTTCAAATAATCTATCTTCTCTTAAATCTTTTTCGATTTTATGTTCTACTGTAATATAAGTTGCTATCTCCTTAATCTCTGTTCGCATCACATCAATTTGCTCTATAACAGAAGCTAATTTTAAAGAAATAGCAGTTATAGATTCAGCATCATCAGTTCGATTGAAGAAACTATCTACGTTTATTTTTTGTTTAGGTCGTTGCAATATTTCAGCAATCGGATCTATGTTTGATTTTTGTTCCTCATCCATACCTTCCAGTACCTTGTTGCTGTTGTCTCTTTAATTTTTCCTTTTCAATATGTTCTGCCAGAAGAGCGACATAAACTTCTCTCTCCCAAGGCATCATATTTTCAAGTTCCGTCAAGCTGTATTTATGGTATTGCATGAGAGCGAAATTGGTACGGAAATAAGATTCAAGATCCTCTCTTGCAATACTTAGACGAAAAAATCAGCCAAACCCTCCAAAACGATACTACTCTTTTTCTTTGTGTTTGGATTTACAACTTCAATCGTATGTGATAATTTAGGCATTGTTGAAAAAAACTTTTCAACTTTTTTATACTGTTGTGAATTTAATTGTTCTATAAATTGAATTCTTTCAGTTGGAGTGTAATCATTGGCATCCCATGCATCCTCACCAGTAAAGACCGTATCCATACAATCGGCGACAACATTGAATGTTTTATCAACCATTGTCTTTACTTCGTCATCGGTATCAAAATTATTTTCTATAAATTGATTCAATGATGGATACTTCATCCGAAGAGTCATGTTATCATCCAAGACAACATCTTTTGTATGTCCTCTTGGTTTACTGATTTTAATTTCATCCACATATATTGTCACTGGAACTTTTGTTTCCATGTCATCTTGACAAGTCACTGTTAACTTAATGTCCTCTCCAATTGATTTAGCACGAATATTTAGAAACAAATATTCAATATCAAATGTTGGAAGACTATCAACATCAACTCCTTTTGTTAAGATGCACTTCTTTAATACTTCCTTAACAGCATGTGTAATCGCAGATTGATCTTTTGACTCCAAGGCAATAATTAAAACTTTCTCTTCTTTTACAAGAAAAGGTCGATATCTAATTTTTTTATTTGTCGAATATAACTTCAACTCATAGGTTGGAGTTTCAATGGTTGGTAATGGCATGATGATTTATTCAGTATTTTATATAGGAGGGTTAATTAGGGCCAGGGCCATATGCATCATATTGCACTTCAGTTTTAAAACCTTTCAAACCACTTGTGATATTAGATTGATTTGAAGTTACATTAAAAGAACCAGCTGGAAATGTATTTCCATATATTCTATTATCCCTATTTACTAGAGCTTGTGTTGCACTTATTTCTTTAGATTCTACTGTTCCAACTGGTGTTTGAACAGCAAATTGTCTATGTTCTCCTTTCTTGGTATATGCCGTAAAGAATCTATCATAAGCAAACTGTACACTACATCTTAACACATTTGAATCACCATAGGCAACTCTCATTGATGTCAAATTGGTAGGCCAAACATTTACAAATTCAAATTGAGTCATTGATGATTTGTAATTTGTAGCTCTTGAATGGTTTATGAAGGCATCTCTTTCAAATTTTGTGATATGAATAATTTCCTTATAATCCTCTGGATAATTAAATCGAGTAAAAGCACTTCTATCTCTTTGAGATGGTGTAAATACTGGATTGATATATGACATCCAACTCTCTAAAATTTCAATTATTACCTGATCTGCATCACAATAAAATTCAAGATTTAAAGGAGGAAAATTTCTAAGATTTGGAAATGTCTCTGTTATACCTTGATGATGACCAGTTACGGAACTCTCTATAAAACTTGTGCCTGGAATTTCAGCCTGTGTACACATTAATGACATCTTCCTCATGAAGTTTGATCCCTGAGTTCGATTCTTAGTTGGTTCTTTGCCTAACCATGTTTGATAATTTCCAAAAGAAAAATCAACCTCATAAAGAGTATCTAGAGATGGGCGTGCAACAGTATCTCTAACATTTTCAATGTTACCTTGAAATATTTGACCTCTTCTTGGAAATAAATTATTCTCTGACACGATAAATAAATTTAAGTTGTTATTACTATATATGAGCTATAAAGGGATATATAGGCCTTCTAACCCCAAAAAGTATAAGGGTGATCATCGTAATATTATTTATAGGTCTCTCTGGGAGAGAAAATTCATGAATTATTGTGATTTAAATGAGAATATAATTGAATGGGCGTCAGAAGAGTTTTGGATACCTTATAAAGATCCAACCACAAATCGTGTCCGTAGATATTTTCCAGACTTCTTCATTAAATATAAGGACAAAGATAATAATATTCGTAGATCCGTAATTGAAGTGAAACCAATGAGAGAGACACTTGAACCAAAAATAACAAAGGGTAAGTCAAGAAAGACATTGATAAATGAATCAATGACTTATGTTAAGAATCAAGCAAAGTGGAAAGCTGCAAAAGAGTTTTGTGATGATCGTAAATTAGAATTTAAAATTATGACCGAGAAAGAATTAGGAATCAGATGAGCATTCTTCAAAACATAATGGACAAAGTTACTGGTCAAGTTACCGAGGACTTCTTTCGGAGTCAGTTACTTGAAGAACTTGGTAATACAAACTTTGATGATGATGCTGCAGACACAGCTGGATTTGCTCCTGGCCAATTATATTTTTTCACATACTCAGCACAGACAAAACAACCATATTATGACATGTATCCGTTGTCATATGTGATTGAATATCAGAAAGGCGGGTTTCTAGGATGCAATATTCACTATGTTCCTTTAACTCAAAGAGACGAACTTGCAACGAGCTTACTAAATAACTCTGCTCAGGGTGCAGTTGCAGTTCCTCGCAGAACTCTACATAAATATGTTTACACTGGCGTGAGAGGAACACCATATCGTATTCCAAACGCAGAATGGTCAGATGTAGCACAGTTACCCACTGAAAGATTCGTTGATATGAGAGGAATACCAATCCCAAGAGACAGAGTTTACAACAAAAACTAATGGCAGATACACAAAGTAAAGAATATCCAGTAACAGGAGTCGAATTTGAAAAGGCTAGTTTTTCTTTTGATAAGAACTCTGGTAAATTAAGTGGTATAAAAGAAAAAACTGCAAATAACACATTCAAGCCTGTAAATCCATCATCAACAGCATTTACAATAGTTAGTGAAACTGATGAGGCAGTAAACGCCTATAATATTGCCAACTCCAAGGGAAATAAAGATAATTACATAAGTAAAGCAAGTGATATCGAAAAACTTCCTCAAGAACAATTAATACAAAAATACAACAAAGATTTAAAAGCATTTAATAATGCCAGTTTTGTGGCAACAACTGATAATTATAGATCAGGTCGAAATATAGCAGATAATCAAGGTTATATTCAAGATAAAACATATCAAGCTGGATTTCAAAGTGAACTAGATGATGATGGATATGGTAGTGGTAAGAAAACATTAAGTGTTGTGCTTGCGTATCCATTAGATATCAATCCCACTCAAGATCACATGAAGATATCAAGATATAGATATCTTAGAGCAGATACAAATTTAAGTAAGCCAGGAAATAGATTAGCAAAAAGAGATGGGAAAGTTGTAAGAACTGATCAAAAAGGAGATAGCACTCTCGGTGGTCAACCATTAGGAAGTATTTTTTTACCGATGCCCAAAGTAACTGATGTAAACGGTGTTGCATGGGGTAAAAGTGAATTGAATGCTTCTGGACTTCTTGCAATGAATTCTGCTGATTTAGCAGATAAATTTTTTAGTATTGGTGGAAGAACTCCAAGTACAAGCCAAGTAAATCGAGCACAACAAAGAGAACAAGACGAAGCTTTAAAACAAAACAAAGCGGGTGGTGGTACATCTGGAGGAGGAGTTGGTGTTGCACAGGCTGCTGTAAATCAAGTTAATACAACCATCGCTTCACTGATAACAGGACAAGAATTGGATCAGGACACTTTTCTTGCAAGAAAAGGTGGTCATGTTTTGAATCCAAATGCAGAGATGTTATTTCAAGGGCCCTCAATAAGAGACTTCAGTTTTAGTTTTACAATGGTAGCAAGAAGTCAAAAAGAGGGTGATGAAATTAGAAAAATTATTCGTTTTCTAAAATTAGGTATGGCACCAAAATTTAGAAACACAGCTTTTCTTGCAAATCCAGATGTTTTTGAATTACAGTATAAAAACGGAACTGGCCCAAAGGATATTATAAAAACAGTCAATCTGTTCAGTCCAGGCGGTCTTGCGTTAACCACGATGGCAGTTGATTATGCCCCAGATGGTTATTGGGCTGCATATCGAGATTCACAACCAGTTGCAGTCAAAATGGATTTAAGTTTTACTGAACTCAGACCAATATATGAGTCAGATCAAGCTGGAACTCCAAAGGATAGTGTAGGATACTAAAATGACATACTCAAGTTCAAGATCAGACAAACCAAACGCTTACTTTAGGCAACTTCCAAATCTTAATTACCCATCATTGAAAAATGATCGGACATCTGCTTACGATTATCAAGTTGTAAAAAATATATTTAAAAGAGCGGTGATTCGTAATGATATTTTTGATGAAGTAACAGCATTTACAAAATACTCAGTGGTTGGTGATGAAAGACCAGATCAAGTTGCAGATAATTTCTACAATGATTCAACTTTAGATTGGGTTATTTTGACAACTAATAATATTGTTCATGTAAGAGATGAATGGCCTATGGGAAACCAAGACTTTTTAACTTATTTGAACGGAAAATATACAGAGGCAGAATTAGCAAACATTCATCATTATGAAACTAAAGTCATAAGAGATTCAAATGGAAAATTAATTCAACGAAGTGGATTAACAGTTCCATCTGATCACTCAATTAGTTTTTTAGATAATGGCGTTTTAAAGGAAGAATCGTCACTTACATCATTTACTTTTTTAGAACATGAAACTATTTTAAACGACAATAAAAGAAATATCAACGTGCTTAGATCTGAATACTTAAACTTCTTCCTCGAAAGTTTTGAAGAGATCATGGAATATAAACCATCCAAACAATTTGTAACCGATAGTCTCAAGAAAACCGAGAATCCAAGACTTATTTCACCATAAAAAAAGAGGTCGTTTTGAGCGACCTCTGGCATAAAAAATGGCCCGAAATTTTTTTCGGGGTATTTCCTAATTTTCAGCTAATTTTGCAAAATAGCTAAGTGCATCTTCTTCATCCTCATCTGTATTAACAGAGGATGGAGTTGTGTCAACAACAGCACGACCTTCACTTAAGTCC